TGCAGTTTCACCGAAGCGAATCTCATCGAAAGTTTTTTTGAAAGTGATTTTGATAGTCATTTTATTCTCCGTTGTTGGTTACATTCTTATAATATCATACCATAAAGAGATTGCAATAATATATTATATAAATATATAAAAAAAGCCCCCATGCATGTTGCAGCATGGGGGCCAAGATCCAGCTTCGATCTTTATCAGCAGCCTCTGGGATCTCCAGTCAGCTACTGACTACAGTATACTGTTATTAGGTAAGATAGTCAAAAATAAGATTATCACCATCAGGAGCTGCCCCGAAAGTGATACGGCACACGCCGCCAGCTCCACCGTTGGAAACGCTATACTCAGAAGCATCAGAAGGAGATCCGCTCTTGAGACAACGCATACCATTTCGATAGACCTGGACACCGTCGAAAAATCCAGAGTTTACAGCCCGACCAAGATCATAGGTAGAAGATCCTGAGCCGGTCTGGCTCTCAGAGTAACGACGAGCGCCGAGCTTGGTGATCGTGACCGCATTATCAACCAGCTTGTTCTGTGATACAGAAGCATTGTTGAGCTTGGTCTCTGTGATCGCATTGTTAGCGACAGTCAGAGCCCCACCATTGGAGAGCGTAGCGTCTCCGCTGATAGATACGCCAGTAGGGCGGTTTGTACCGTTTCCTACAAGGATCTGAGCGCTGGTGAGGTTAGCCAACTTCTGAAAGCCTACGGCTCCATCTTGGATCTGGGCGCTCTGTACAGCATTTCCAGCGATCATGGAGTTGGTGATCCCGTTTCCTTTGACACGTAGACCACTTCCGCCATCAATCTCAATTGAAGAGCCATCAACAACAACAGAAATCATACCAGAGGACGCAGACAGACCATTGGCTACAGTGGCAGCCATCAGGTCAGCGATGGACTCTTTGCGGGTGCTGTTGCTGTCGTTTGCGTCGATGATAGCGATGGAGTCATTACCAACATCAACAGATGCAGCTGTAAGCTCGTTCAGATCCAGAGCCAGAGAACCACCAGAAGCGCCCAGACCGACACCAGCCATTCCAGCTGCAAGATCGGCGATCGTGCCCTTCTTGGTTGAGTTGTCTGTAGCGTCAAGGAAAGCGATAGAGTCACCAGCTACAACAGTGGCAGCGCTAAGGCTCTGGAGGTTCAGTTGAACCTGATCAGATGCTACAGCCACACCAGCGCCAGCATTGACAGAGAGAGCAGAACCAGCCCCACCAGCCAGACCATCACCAGCTACAGCAGAGGCCAGCTTTGCAGCCGTTACAGCAGCGTCGGCGATCTTGGCAGTGGATACCCCAGCAGCCTTGATGATTACGTTGTTTCCAGACAGAGCCAGAGAGCTATCATCGACGCTAACAGAGAGAGCAGAGCCCGCCCCACCAGAGAGACCATTTCCAGCCACAGAGCTATTGAGTTCTGTTCCAGTGATACCGCCAGCTTTGACTTTGAGAGCATCGGAAGCGATCTGAAGGGTTGATCCGTCTACATTGACGCTGAGAGTGTTTCCACTTTTAGCCAGTCCATCACCAGCCACGATTTGACCAGCGCCAGAAAACTGGGTCCAGGTCTGTCCCGAGAAGCTTGTAAGCTCAGCGGTCTGGGTGTAAGCACTATCAGCAGCGGTGCCCTCAGTAATAAACACAGCAGCGCCCTGAAGCTCAGAGAATGCATCCGCATCAGTAGCACGCGTCATGGCAGCAGCTGCACCATTCCAAACGTAGATCCCATTTTCGGATCCTGTAGTCTGAGCAGAGCAAAGAACACGATCGCCGGATGCCATGCTGATCCCGTCCAGAGTGGATCCAGGACTGGAAAGATTGACATTGCCGGCCATCTTGACACGACACGCTTTCTTCCAGCTGAGTCCTTGGACCAAACCGTCTACATATTGCTTGCGGACGAGGTCGTTAGCGGCGCTCGGGTCTGCGTTCACTGTAGGAAGAGCCGTAAAAGCGTACACCTGAGACAGGTTAAGTTTTGAGGGAACGATTGTGCCATTTGCGATCTTGGCCGCACTGACAGCAGAGTCGGCGATCTGATCGCCTACAATTCTAATAGCCATTATTAAAGCCTCTATTATACTGGTTGATAATCAACGATCATTTCGTCGCCTGGATTGGCTACGAACGACGTTGAGAATGTATTCCCTGCCTCGGTAATCGTTGTTCCTGTGGTCTGTCTCATGCCATTCCAGTACACTCTCAGAGAGCCGGAGACATATGCTACACCAAGATCAAAGCTCTGGTTTGATGAGCCGATCTGATTGGTGACGTTTTTTGTTTGCTCTTTTTTGCTGGTGATGGTTCCACCCTCACCGTTGAAAACAGACGCAGCAGCCACAGAAAACCTCTATTTATAGATCAGTTTTACGCTGGTGATATCAACAGTACCCTGATCAACCTTGCAATATAAATAGATCACATTGTCATCAGTGGCAATGTCTAAATTTATATTCCACAGCGCCGCCCCTTTTGTCGCTGTAGATACCCCATAATAGATAGCGCTCTGAGTATCTGTAATGATCTGCACATCACCAGCTGAGTCTGAGGTCAGGCGCATAGTCATCACAGCAGGCGATCCAGAGTCTTTGTTCATGTATACCCAGAGCCCATGCAACGATCCGAGAAACTCTTTGCCTCTGAATCGACTGGGCAGAGTGATCGCCACCTTTTTATTTACGTCAAACGTGGTCCCGACCTCGGAGACTGGTGATGTGCTCTGAATAAAATCTGCGTTGCTTTGAGCCATGTTGGAACCTGCCAAAATGCCTGGTGGATCATGTCCAATCCACCAGGCAAACCAACAAACGAGAGCGGAGTCTCGCTAAATGAATATCATATAAATATAGTGGAAACAATTATAAACGACAAATAATATCAGCCGGCAGCCCTGCTGATCCCTTCTGTGATAGCCACTGATGGACCAGAAATCGAACGTAAGGATCTCTGGGGTTGAGCCTCTGCCAGATATGCCAAGCCGCAAAGGCATCCCCCAGAGCGCTATGAGCGCCCTGCTGGGTGATGTGCAGAAAATCACAGCAGTCCGATAGTCTGAATCGTTCTAGGCCGTACTGAGCTAGCATTGTTTTGCAAAGCTCAAGAGTGCAGACTCTTTTGAGTGGCAGCTGGTGCGGCTGTCTATGATCGGCCAACAGTTGAGAGATGAATTTGCGGTCAAAGTTGACATTATGACCCACGATATAGCCATCTTTGAGAAATCCAGAGATCCGACGGGCGGCCTCTTCTTGGCTGATCGCTCTGGTCCACATCATTGGATCGTACCGATTGACCTCAAGCGCTTTTGGGTCAGCGTCCTCTATCCGCTCAGGCTTGATCTTAAAGCTCAGCTGGTCGATCAGCTTTCCATCTTGGATCAGTAAGCAGGCAAAGTCGATAATCTCATGTCTGGAGTAGTCTAAACCTGTGGTTTCTACGTCTACGATATAAAAATTTGGGGTCATTTTCTATGCCTCCTTTACAAGGTGATAAGGTCACGTTACTACAAGTAAGCTTGTAGTAACGTGACCTTATCACCTTGTTATGAGCATACCCAACAAACATCAAAAATGAGTCATAAAATGTCCGATATATATATATATAAATATAAAAATATGAATATCTCACCTGGGGAACAGAGATTTCTCCAGCTGTGCAAACACTGGAACATTCGAGTCCAGAACCCGATAAAAACCCTGAGAGAGGTCATCCAGCAGACAGACAGTCAGTTAGACCCCTATATAGAAGTAGTACACATACACGCATGGTTTCTCCTTTGCGAATCAAGAAACGAGCGTCGAATCTGGACATACAATCCAGGAAGTCGATTCCACTACCCAATAGCTCTGAGAAACTGGTTTCAGAAAACCAGACGGGAAGAGTCTATGAAATGGCAGTCGAAGAACGCATTCTTTGAGCAAGCCAAGCTCTTCTTTGATGTAAGAGAGCCCAAAAGAATCAAGCCAGAACCAGACCTATGGGAAGAGGTCACCCTATTAGATGATGAGAACTGGCTAAAAATACACATGAGCAGCCTGAGAGACGCCTATCAGGGTGAAGACCTTACAGAGCGACTTCATCGCCTCCTGAATGCTGTAGGGTATCGGGAGCAGCCTTGGATAGAGTCTATGGCCAAGCTGATAGACTTCTATGATCATCAGAGGATCGTGCCTCCTCTTATCGAATTTGCAAAAACTGAATGCTATTCAGTCGGTTCTTTGCTGAATCACTTGCACCAAAACGACGATATCGGAAAGATGATGCGGGCCACAGTAGCCAGAGAAATGGCACTAAGCCCCGAGGAACGCTGTCAGCCAGACAATAGACCTGTCTATGCTCCACAGCAAATAGAATCACCCCCAGAGCCAGAGCCCGAGCCCTTTAAGCCTCAGAAAGGTATGAGAAAGGTTAAGGTTCGTCTTGACGGGTACAGAGTTAAATTTATAGGATGGGAGATAAGCCAGGAAGCTGGAATTTCTACTGTCCAATTATCCGCTCCTGTTGATGGTGCAGAGGTTGTCTCTGTAGATGCTCAGCAGGTCCAACCAATGAGACACAATGGAAAAATTATCACTGCCCCCTAATATGTCAGTACAGCAGAACAGAGTCCGAATCATGGTCGGAGTAGAACCGGCCTTGGCTCAAAGAATAGCGCTCTACATGAGCAGAGCGAAAAATCCACCTTCGACGAGTAGAGTCGTATGCTATTTAATCGACAAAGCGCTGCAGCTGGAGGAGGCCAGATACTCCAATATCGGCCCAGAGCTGAGCATTCCAAAGATCACCAGATGAAACTAACCGATCAGGGCATAGAACAGATCGCTCTCAGCCTACTCTTTCATGAGTGCAAAGAGGCTGAGAGCCAGTTTCAATCTGTCCTGATCGATATGCAACTTAAAAGAATCCTGATCAGCAGAGAACCATATAATCTGGACATGCCTGCCATCTACACAGAGCAGAGAGTAGGGGCCGGATTTACGGAGTACATCTTCTATTCTTTGCAAGAAATACAGGATACAACCACCAACAAACGAGCAGTGTTTTATGTCGAACGACACCGAAAAAAAAGAACATGGCGACCTAAAGAAATCTAATCCAAACGGAGCAGGAAGGAAGCTCTCTCTTACTCCTGAAAAGCAGAAGAGAGCAGCTGATGCTATTGCTCTTGGCAGTACCTATGAGATAGCAGCCAGCTATGCCGGGATTGGCTTAAGGACGTTTTACACTTGGATGGCAAGAGGGCAGAGAGGAGAAGAACCCTACGAGCAATTCTGGCAGGCGATCAAGAAAGCAGAGAGCAGAGGAGCGATTCAGAGCCTGAGCAAAGTGATATCAGCGGCTCAAGATGGAAACTGGCAAGCTGCGGCCTGGCTACTGGAAAGGCGGCATGGCTACACCAGAAACCCCGAGGTCGTCCCTGTCTCTATCCAGATTGATGCAGAGCAGGTATCTGTTAGCGCTCTTATTGAAGAGCTTAGAACGCCTATGGATGAACTTAAAGCTCTGGATGGACCAGTGATCGACGTGGAGGAAGAATGAGACCCACAACAGAAGCAAAGGCAGAAAGAGCCTACTACATGAGGAAGCGCACTGGATGCACCTGGGCTGTTATCGGCAAATCACTCGGCTATACTCAAGTCGGAGCTTGGCAAACGGCCCGAAGATGGGCAAAGAAAAACCGAAAAGCTTGGCCGCCTGGACCGAGTCTGACCTTTGGAAAAATGTGCTACTTGATGGCATCAGTTGAAAAGATGACGTGGAAAGAAATAGCCTATGAGCTTGATAGAAAACACTATGCTGTAGTCAATGCCGCCAGAGGACATTGTGAGACTCATGGTATAGACTGGCCATATTGGGGTCGATTTCGATGAATGATAAAACGAAAGAAATAATAGATCATCCTCTTATGGATCAGTTTGTCCAGCTGATTAAAGAGGCTTCGACACTAGAATGTTTAGAGCCATATGCATGTAAGCCAGAAAACCTCTGCAAAGCTTGCGACGTTAAGGCTGATGCCATTAGAGTCAATGGTCTAATAATGCAGGCCATTTCTGAGGTTAAACATACTCCAGAGGCTATAAAAAAAGTCTCTGAAATTCTTAAGAAAATATAAATATATATATATATGAGGCAGGAAAAATGAAGCTACCAACAGATAAAGATATCTATCTACAGTTTACTCTGGAGGATGGCTATAGATGCGCTGTATTCCTCTCTGAGGTCATCGGCATAGCAGAAGCGACAGAAGACACAGCCACGACGATTATAACCCGCTCAGCGCCCTTGTTTGTACAGGAAAGCATTGATGAGGTTGCCACTATGATGGGCATCAAGCTAACAGAGCCAGAAGAAGAGGAGTCAGAAGAAGAAGAGGAGGAAGAGAACACAGTAGACCTCAACCCTGAGCCAGACAGCCTTAACGATATATTCCGCTATATGGACACCAGACAGCTGGAGGCTTTGGCGCTACTCATCAAGAATCGACTGGCCAAAGACATCAAGGTGGTGCACTGATGGATCTACAGATTGAACACGTCGATCTGGATCAGCTTGATCCTTGGAAAGACAACCCCAGAAACAACGATCATACTGTCGACGAACTGGCCGGAGCTATTGAGCGCTTTGGCTGGACTCAGCCGATTATAGCCCGCAAAGATGGAGGCATGATCATTGCTGGGCATACCCGATACAAAGCAGCGCAAAAACTCGGCCTGAAAACTGTTCCTGTGATCTTCCTTGATACCGACATAGTAACCGCCCAGCTTATCGCACTGAGCGACAACAAGATCGGCGAGCTTAGCACATGGGACGATCCCAAGCTCGCTGAAATACTGGACACACTACAGACCGAAGACGCCGATATATCAGGGCTTGGTTTCTCTGATGAAGAGATCGAAAGGCTATCGGATCTGGTAGGCGATCCAGAATGGGAAGAGTTCGACGAGGCGATCAACTCAGATGAGCCACAGAACCAAAATGAGCACGATCAGATCCCCGATGAAGTGGAAGCCATCACTAAGCCAGGTGAGCGAATAGAGATCGGGGATCATGTTCTTCACTGTGGCGACTGTATCGAAGTCCTTAAGGCTATGCCTTCTGATTCTGTGGACTGCATTATAACGGATCCTCCGTACGGTATAGGCTTCATGAATGCCGCTTGGGACTGCTCTGTCCCTTCTGATGATTGGGCGGCTGAATGTCTTAGGGTATTGAAACCGGGTGGTCATCTGATCGCCTTTGCTGCTACTCGGACAATTCACCGGCTGATGATAGCTGTGGAAGATTCAGGCTTTGAGATCAGAGATATGATTTCTTGGTGCTACTTCTCAGGATTTCCAAAAAGTTTAGACGTATCAAAAGCCATTGATAAGCATTTTGGGGCTGATAGGAAGGAGGTGGATTCTTATGAAAAGCTTGAAAGCTTTTCAGATAAATTTGTGGGTGGAAAAGGATATAAAAAAACGACTATTCCAATCACAGCCCCATCAACCGAAGAAGCTAAGAAATGGTCTGGATGGGGAACAGCCCTTAAGCCAGCAGTTGAGCCAGCAGTTCTCGCCCGAAAACCTCTATCAGAAAAGACGGTCGCTGAGAATGTTCTGAAGTGGGGAACTGGAGGGCTGAATATTAATAGGTCTAGGTTCGGATATGGTGATCCCTGTTGGGTTGGTCCACAGGGTAAAGTTGATAATATGGTTGGACAGAAAAGAGGAGGGTCTTCTGGGCTTGGTGAAGTTATGAGAGGAACACTGATAACAAATGCACCGTCTGAACTTGGCCGCTGGCCTGCTAACCTCTTCCAATGTCCAAAAGCATCAAGGTCCGAAAGAGAAAAAGGCTGTGATGACCTTCCATCAATATCAGGAGCACAAGCCACTGATCGAAAACCAGATACCGCCGGTCTGAATAATCCAAGGGCCGGAGCAGGAAGAACAGCTTCAGAGGTTCGCAATATTCACCCAACAGTCAAGCCGGTAAAGCTTATGCGATGGCTGATCGGTCTGGTCACACCTGAAGACGGGATCGTCCTGGAGACATTTGCTGGATCAGGAACTACGCTTGTAGCGGCTCAACTGGAAGGAGTGAAATGCATCGGCATAGAAAGAGAACCGGGCTACTGTGATATCATCAGAGCCAGATTGAAGTTTCATATATAAATATATATGCAAAGACAAGAACTTATCAAAAGGGTTCAGGCCCGTCGGAGGCTCTCAGAGATAGCAAAGAGCTATCCTCTGGCCGTTACTCGCCTATGGACGCCTCACTGTCATAGATGGGATGGAAAAGGGCAGTACAGTCCAAGAGCAATAGGCTGTGGACAACCTATGGACAGGATCGGCGCTAACCTCTGGCACTGTGAGACGTGTGAGATCACTGAGCAAAGGACATGCCAAACCGATCCACTCTTGAATCTTGGCAGAGAAGCCACTCTTATCAGTGGGGGAAACAGGGCAGGCAAAACGGAGATCGGGGCTATGTTGGCAGTAGCCACAGCAGCTGGATCTGATGAATGGTGGGTAAGAGAATGGCTCAGAGGGAATGGCCTACCCATGAACATAGTCCCAGAAAAGCCCTGTACAGTCTGGGCGTCAGCGCTAAGCTATGCAGATGCTTTGGAGTACATCAGACCTAAGATACAGCGGTTCTGTCCTGCTGGGTCGAAGTTTGTCATGTGGAAAGCTCAGAACAGGGCTCATGTACAGCTACCCAATGGCGGGCGAATCGTCTCTATGTCTGCTGACGCTGGGAGGGAGAAATATCAGGGAGCTGGGGTTTCTCTGGTCTGGATGGATGAGGAGCATAACTTTGAGATCTTTGAGGAGGCCATGCTGAGGATCGTCGACTCTGGTACTGGTAGACTGGTTCTAACCATGACACCGCTCAAAGGAATGACCTGGGTCTATGATAAGTTTTTGACTGATCCAGCTGATGGATTTAAGACTTTTCGGATCTCTGGCCTGGATAATCCTTGGATCTCATCTGTAAAGCTACACAGAGCGACAGCACACATGTCTGAAGAGGCTCAGAGGTCAAGGCTCTATGGAGAGTTCACGAATCAACAAGGGCTCGTTTACAGCGAGTTTCAGCGCTCTGTTCACGTCGTTGAAAGCTTCGATCCTCCTCTGGACTGGCCACGATATCGATCGATCGACTTTGGCGTGAAAAATCCTTTCTGCTGTCTATGGTTTGCATTGGATGACAAAGATCATGTCCTGCATGTATACAGAGAGCATTTCGCCACAGAGAAAACGACGATAGAAAACGGAAGACTGATCAACTTCAAAAGCAAAAAAGATCCCCCTTATGTCTGGACTGTAGCTGATCCAGAGTCCAAAGATGGAAGGCTGCTTTTAGCTCGTGAATGTGGCATACATACAAAGCCAGCCTATAAACGAGTAGCTGAGGGCATCGATCAAGTGAAGCAGCTGCTTCACCTTGACGCCGAGGGAAAGCCTCACCTTCTTATCCATGATAATTGCAAAGAGCTTCTGAGGGAATTCAGGCTCTATCGCTGGGATAAATCAACCGGAGACAAACCGATCAAAAGAAATGATCATGGTATGGACTGCCTCCGCTATCAGATAGCGTTTCTAAATAGATTCCTACAGCATCAATGATATATTGATGCTCTGGGGGTGTAGAAATGGAAGAGTCTATTTTGTCGGTGATGGTGGATTATGGGACGCTTGGCATCACTTGTGGTGTCCTGTTTTGGCTGCACATTCAGAACAGCAAGCGTAACGATAATCTGATCGCCAACTTCCAAAAGCAGGTCGATAAGCTTAGGGAATCAGCCAAAGAGGAAGAGACCCAGATCAGGAATAGATGGATGGCTGTCGTCGAAAAATACGACATGGAAAGAGAATCAATGGTCGACGAACGGACACAGCTCCGATCCAATCTGGCGGCTCAGATGAGAGACATACTGAAGGAGCTGGATAACCTTAAAAATAGAGTGGAGTCTTTGGTAGTATCAGAAGATAATCAAACCCGGATGATCAAAGATCTTGCAGCAGAAGCCAGGCTGAAAGAGCTTGCCAGGGCAGCAACAAAGAAAGACGCTGAATAGACTCATAGCGCTTCATCTACCCAATCATATAGCCTGTCAATAAGTCGGCTTTTTTGCTGCTTAGCTTCCTCTTCACTTCCTTGTAGATCATGCTCTTCAATCAGCATGCGCCCCCAGAAGATTCGCAGTTTCCATTTATTATTGCTTACCTCTGTTAGTGTATAGTCGACCATAGATCCTCCTGATATATCAATATAATATGATATAGATATATCTATCTTGGGGGTACACATGGCAGATCTACCAGCAAAGAATGAGCTTTGGATCACCCGCTTCTTTAGTGGGATTATTCGCAGCTTCCGAAAAGAAGAGAAGCCCGTAACCGTCAATCATGGC